AAGTGAAGACGTACAAAAAGCGATGTTGCGTGTTCAATCGGCAATGGCTTTGGCGCAAGGATTGGAGGGTTTAGAAGATGCAGGAAGAGCGTTTAAACAGTTAGGAGTTGTTATTAAGGGAACAACTATATTTCAAGCAGCTTATAATTTTGTTGTTTACGGAACAATAAGTGCAACGAAAGCGCAAACTATTGCTACAAACATTCAAACAGGTTCAACGGTAGGTGCAACAGTAGCTACAAAAGCATTAAGGATTGCTATGTTAGCAGTTCCTATTGTGGCTATTGTAGCAGGTGTTTTAGCTTTAGCGAATGCAATGGGAGTTTTTGGAGATGCAACAGAAGATGCAGAAAAAAAACAAGCTAAACTTGATGCACAATTAGCAAAAACAAATACAGAAATTGAAAGGCAAAAAAAGGCAAGTACTGACACATCTGAATTAATGAGTTCACTTAATAGTCAAGAATTAATTGATGCTAAAAATCGTGGAGCAAGTGAAGAAGAATTAACTAAAATTAAAAAAGAACAACAAAAAGAAAGGCTAAAAGATTTAAAACAAGAATACGATGAAGCTACAAAGTTTATGTTAAAAACGAGTAAAACGTTTACAGATAGAAAACAAATTGAAGCGGCTGAAGAATTGTTTAACGAAGCTTTTAAAAAATACAATGATTTTAGATTAGAAATTGAAGGCGAAACAGCTGACGAAGTTTATAATAAAAGAAAAGAATCAATTGACAAAGCAAATCAGTTAAGAAATTCAGAACTTGAAAAAATAAAGGAATATTATAAAAATGCAAAAGCAGAAAATGAAGCACGTTTAAGAACGGATCAAGAACAAGAAGAATTTGTAATCAATGATAAATTCAAAACTCAAATAGCATTATTTAAAAAATACGGAAAAGACACAAGCGAACTTGAAATTGCTCAATTAAATGAAATTAACGTTGTTCGTTTAAAGTATCAAGAAATTACAGATGAAGCTGAAAAAAAGCGAAAAGAAAAAGAATTAGAAGCTATAAAAGAAGCTAATCAAAAAGAATTAGAAGCTATAAAAGAAGCTAACAATTTAAAAAAACAACAAGAACAAGAATTTCAAGCACAAATTGAAGAAATTGATGAATCTAACTTTCAAAATAAGTTACAGAAATCAATGACTGAAGAACAATATGAACTTGAATTAGTTAGACAAAAATATTTTACACTTGAAGAACAAGCAAAAGACAATGCCGAACAATTAGCAATTATTGAAGAAGCAAAACAAGCTGAAATAGATAAGATTGAAAAAACGTACGCTGAAAAAGCAAAGGTAACACAACAACAAAGACTTGATTTAATTCTAAAATACGCTCAAACATTTGGACAAGTAATGTCATCTCTTAATGGTTTATTAAATGCAAATGACGAAGAACGATTGAAAAGCGTTAAGAAAGGTAGTAAAGAAGAAGATAGCATTAAAAGAAAAATGTTTGAGCGTGATAAAAAATTAAGAATTGTTCAAACTGTAATTGATACAGCTTCAAACGTAGTAACATCGGTTCGGAATGGAGGGGGGATTCCAACTGGTATTCCTTTTGGAGTTGCAGCCGCTACAATGGGAGCTTTGCAAATAGCCGCTATTTCAAAAACAAGTTACGGAAGTGGAGACACTAATGTTACGCCTCCTTCAACTGGTGTTATCGCACCTAATTTAAACGTCGTAGGAAATACGGGAATAAACCAATTAGCGACATTACAACAACAGCCCGTTAAAGCATACGTTGTAAGTAACGATATCACAAGCGCACAGCAGTTTGATTTGAAAGTGCAACAAACGTCACAATTGTAGTTTAAAAGGTATGGAAGTTTACGAATTAGTAATTAAGGACGAAAAGAAAGACGGTGTTTTTGCCGTTTCGCTTGTTGAAAAACCTGCAATGGAAGAAAACTTTATTGCACTTTCTAAGGACTTTGTAGAATTAAAAGCGATTGACGAAAAGCGAATTGTTTTAGGTGCGGCGTTAATTCCAAATAAGAAAATTTATCGTAAAGACAAAGATAAAGAGTTTGAAATATTCTTTTCAGAATCAACGGTAAAACGTGCAAGCGAGTTGGTATTTATGCGAGGGCAACATCAGAACGCAACGGAGCAACACGCCGTAAAAGTTGACGGAATGACAATCGTGGAATCGTGGATAGTTGAAGATACCGAAATGGATAAATCCAAATTATACGGTTTTGATTTACCAAAAGGAACGTGGATGATCGCAATGAAAGTTGACAACGATGAAACGTGGAAAAAAGTTAAAGACGGCGAATTAAAAGGATTTAGTATCGAGGGTTATTTCGCAGAACGTTACGAAATGAGCGCACGTGAAAAAGTAGTACAAATTATAAAATCATATAAATGAAAACAAGTTTAGAAATTATCAACAATCTATCTGAAAAAGAAGCGGTTAAGTTGGGAAGTCAATTGGTTGAATTGGCAAATATTAAAGACTTATATGTTCTAATAAAAGATTTAAAAGGTAGATTTTCAGTAGCAGAAACAGAAGGACAAATATTAGCTAAAAAACTTTCAGAGGCAGAAATTCAAAATAGAAAATTTGATAAAGTTATTGCCGATATGAAATCAACAGCTTATATGGCTATCCCTAATGTTGTTAAAGAAATTCAAGCAAAAGCAAAGGAAATAGGAGTTGATGTTTCTAATCTACCACAAATAAAAGAAGTTGACGTGTTAATCAAGAAAACAAAGGAATACGAACTTTATAATAAATCAATCCCTAACATACCACAATTATAATATGCCAACAAAAACAACATCACCAAAAGGCGGTAAACGTGGATGCTTGTGCAAGGACGGTAAGTATCGCAAAGAATGTTGTGAGGGCGAATTATCACAGCAAGGGATAGGTTCAACGGTAAGCGGAGGAACGCAAATCGTAATCAATCCGAGCCAAAACACAACGGTAATAATTCGCTAAAGTGCAACAGAACAAAAACAGAATAGTTTAATAAAAAAAAGTCAAATGAATTATAAAGAAATAGTAAAAAAGATTTGTGTTGCTTTGAATATCGAAGTGAAATTGGAGCAAATGAAACTTAATGATGGCGTAACGGTTATTGAAGCGGATAGCTTTGAAGCTAATAACGAAATTTTTGTTGTTACAGAGGACGACCAAAGAATCCCGTTACCCGTTGGAGAATACGTTGTTGAAAACGGAATGCTTTTAATAGTTACTCAAGAAGGTGTAATTGCTGAAATCAAAGAACAAGAAGCATCAGAAGAAAAAGAAGAAGAGGAATTGGAAAAACCACAAGCACCAACTGAAACGATTGAAAAAGCACAAGTTAAAAAAACCGTTGAATCAATGGTTAAAGAAACGTTCTTTTCAGAATACGAAGAGTTGAAAGCTGAAAACGAAAGATTGAAAACACAGTTAGCGCAAATGGAAGAGCCAAAACCAATTGTTCACAATCCAGAGCCAACGGAAAAAATTAAGGTAGAAGCACCTAAAAGCACAATGGACTTAGTAATGAAATTTATAAACAAATAAAATGAGCACAACTTATTTAGCAGTAACCAACGACACAGAACGTCAATTGGCAAACGTTGAAGCCGTAACGGGCGCAACAACTTTGACCGCAGAGGATAGCGGTAAAGTATTTATCTTAAAAGCATCAGTAGGAGCGCAAATCACTTTGCCAGCAGTAGCAACATCAGCAGGTTTACGATTTAAATTTATCGTAGGTCAATTGTTCGCAACTACTGATTGGACAGTAAAATCGGCTACAAATGTTATTGAAGGAAGCGTTTTAGTTAACGGCGCACACGTAGCAGGAGTTGACGAAAACACAATTTCTTTTGTGGCGTCAGCAGAATCAATTGGCGACTTCGCAGAGTTGGTTTGTGACGGTACAAATTGGTATGTGAACGGTTCAGGTGTAACAGCAGGAGCAATCACTTTAACAGCAGTTTAATTAAAAAGAATATTATAAAATGAGTACAACTACATCAATTACAACTACTTACGCTGGCGAGTTTGCGGGTAAGTATATTGCGGCGGCTTTATTGCCAGCACCAACTTTGGCTAATAATTTAATTACGATTATGCCGAACGTTAAGTTCAAATCGGTTATGAAACGACTTGCAACTGACAAATTATTATCTAACGCATCTTGCGACTTCAATCCAGCAGGCACGATTACCTTAACAGAAAGAGTAATTCAACCGAAAGAGCTACAAGTTAACAGACAGCTTTGCCGTACCACGTTTAGAAATGATTGGGATGCTTTAGAAATGGGTTACAGCGCATTTGACGTTATGCCGAAATCGTTTACTGATTTCTTATTGGCACAATACGCAGAAAAAGTTGCTTCAGAAAACGAAGTAAACATTTGGAGAGGTGTTGCCTCTAATAACGGAGAGTTTGACGGATTCACTACTTTGTTAGCCTTAGACCCTGCATTACCTTCAGCACAAGAACTTGCTTTAGTAGGTGGCGGTTTATTATCAACTAACGTTATTGCAGAAATCGGAAAAGTACTTGATGCTACACCTTTGGCAGTTTCAGCACGTGAAGATTTCCATATTTACGTATCTACAAACGTGTTTAGATTATATGTTCGTGCATTAGGTGGTTTCGCAACTAACATCGGTGCAAACGGTGTTGATGGTAAAGGGTCAATGTGGTTTAACGGTGGCGCAATTTTACCTTTCGAAGGTGTTAAATTAGCACACGCACCGGGTTTACCTGCTTCAACAATGATTGCAACAACTAAAGAGAATTTAGTATTCGGTACTGGTTTGTTAAACGATGCAAACGAAGTTAGACTTTTGGATATGGCAGATACTGACGGTTCACAAAACGTTAGAATCGTTATGAGAATGACGGCAGGTGTTCAATACGGAATCGTTGAGGACATCGTTACGTACAATGTTACTAACACTGTAAACTAAGAAACTATGTGCGACTTAGCTAACGGAAGACAAGAAGTTTGTAAGGACTCAATCGGTGGGTTAGACGCGGTATATTTAATTAACTTCGGGGATTTCAACCCCGAGGTTGATGTTACTTATTCATCAACGGCAGGTGAGGAAGATATTATCACCGCAATTGCAAACGTAACAGCGTGTTTTAAATTCACTTTAAAAGGAACTAATAGTTTCACTGAAACTATCACAACTGACAGAAACAACGGTACAACTTTCTTTTCACAAGAATTAAGTATTACGTTGAAAAAGCAGGACGCAAAAACTACTAAAATGGTTAAATTGCTATCATACGGAAGACCGCATATTATTGTAAGAGGTCGCGACAACCTTTACAGAATTGCAGGTTTAAGACGTGGAATGGATTTAACAGCAGGAAGTATTGCAAGCGGTGTTGAGGCAGGCGACATGAACGGTTATACATTGACGTTTACAGGCATCGAAAATTTGCCAGCAAACGTAATCAATTGCAATACCGAAGCAGGTTTATTAACTGATTTAACTGGATTAACGGCTTTCACAAATACATAATTTTGTTTGATTGTCTCCATAGAAAGAGGGTTGCAGAAATGTAACCCTTTTTTTATGCAACAGAATTACACTTTAATAGTTTTAATAATATGAATGTTTTACAAGTTAGTACATCAAGCCAAATATTGAAATGCGCGCCACGTAGCACAACGATTACGCATATTGTAGTGATAGATCAAGAAGCAGGAACAAGCGCAACGATTAACGCACCGACTATCATTGATTATGGTTATTATATCGGAGTTCAAGCGGTGTATTCTTTAAAGGCAGGTCGTTTTTATATCGTGCAATTATACAACCTTACTAACTTTTTAGGAAGCGAGCAGGTATGGTGTTACAAGGCAGGGTTGCAAACTGACGAACATTCATCTAATAATGATTTTGTAATGCTATGAATATAGACGTAATAAATTTGGCGCAATACGAGGCTCCGCAAATAATAGAATCGAAGCAAAAAGGTTGGGTTACTTTTGGCGAAAACAATAGTTACTTTCAATTTCTTATAGACCGTTATAGAAAAAGTGCAACGAATCAATCCATTATAAACAACGTAACCCGTTTAATGTATGGTAAAGGGTTAGGAGTAATTGATGCGAGCCGTAAACCAAGCGAATACGCACAAGTAATGGCTTTGTTTAATAAGGATTGCTTAAGAAAACTTTGCTTTGATTTAAAGACATTAGGTCAATGCGCTATCCAAGTACACTACAACGACAAGCACGATAAAATATTAAAGGCGTTTCATATTGACATGAACCTTTTAGCGCCTGAGAAATGCGACGATGAAGGGAAAATTAACAAATGGTACTATTCCAATAATTGGGAAGACATTAAGAAATTTCCACCTAAACCATTCGCTACATTTGGGAGTTCAAAAGACAAAGTTGAAATATTAGTTATTCGACCTTATGCAATTGGAATGAAGTATTTTTCTTTGCCCGATTACGTAGCAGGAACGGCTTATGCGCTACTTGAAGAAGAAGTAAGCGATTACCTTATCAACGAGGTTCAAAACGGTTTTAGTGGCACGAAAGTAGTAAATTTCAACAACGGACAACCCGACATTGAAACACAAAATTTACTACAATCACAAATTAAAAACAAGCTAACTGGTAGTAAAGGGCAAAGAGTTATAGTTGGGTTTAACAACAATAAAGAAACAGCAACAACAGTTGATGATATTCCTTTGAACGATGCACCAGAACACTATCAATATTTATCAACTGAATGCGAGCGCAAAATTATGGTTTCGCATTCTATTACAAGCGGTTTGCTTTTAGGATTAGGAAGTGCTAACGGTTTCGGAAGCAATGCAGATGAATTAAAGAATGCTTTTGTATTATTCGACAATATGGTTATTAGACCTTTACAGCAACTTTTGATTGATGGATTAGAACAAATAACATCTTTCAACGGAAATACGGCTAAATTGTTTTTTAAGACGTTACAACCTTTGGAGTTTACTGATTTGGAAAACGTGCAATCGAGCGAAGATAAACAAGAAGAAACGGGAACGGAATTGAGTAAACAAGAAAGCGAAGACGATAAAGTCGCACAAGCGTTAATTGATTTAGGCGAAGATATGCCAGATAATTGGGTATTGATTGATAGTTACGAAGTTGATTACGAAAATGACGATTTAGAAGATGCAGAAATTGAAGCATTAAATAATAAAAAACCGAGCTTATTAAGTCAAGTTTATAATTTCGTTTCAACGGGAACAGCAAACCCACGAGCGAAAAGTGAACAAGATGCAAAAGTTGACGGTATTAAATTTATGGTTCGATATACTTATGAGGGAGGATTAAGAGATAATTCAAGAGAATTTTGTCGTAAAATGGTAGGAGCAAATAAGCTATATCGAAAAGAAGATATTATAAGAATGGGAGCTTTACCTGTTAATAAAGGTTGGG